ATGTAGTTGTTGTTGATGAAGACGGTCTATGGACTGGAACACCAGGAACTGTACTAGAAAAGTTTGCGTTCGTTTCTAAAGCATCTGATGTTAAGAAATCTGACGGCACAAACAATTACTACAAAGATGCTATCAATACAGGTTCGCAGTATATCTACTGGATGGATCATACAGACAGCGGTGCAAACTGGGGTACATCTTCTGCTAGCAAATCATTTGCTACTATCGGTTCTGCTGTCACTCGTTCACTATCTGGTGGTGTAGATAATCTTACTGCTACTGATGGACAACTAGAAACTGCGTTCTCTTTATTTGCTGATGATGTTCAATATGACATCTCTTTAATTGCTACAGGCAAGGCTTCTGCTACTGTTGTTAACTATGTTATCAGCAATGTGGCTGAAGTTCGTTTGGACTGTGTTGTATTTGCTTCTGCTCAGAACGTTTCTACTAATGAACCAATCATTGGTACTGGCTCTGCTGCGACTGACCTTATGGTTGCATATCGTAACGCATTACCATCTACATCTTATGCTGTACTTGACTCTGGTTACAAGTATCAATATGACCGTTACAACGACAAATATCGTTGGGTTCCATTGAATGGTGATACTGCTGGTCTATGTGCACGTACTGATTACACTAACGATCCATGGTTCTCTCCATCTGGTCTAAACCGTGGTCAAATTAAGAACGTAGTTAAGTTGGCATTGAACCCAACTAAAGCAGACCGTGATGTTCTGTACAAAGCTGGTGTTAACCCAGTTGTTACTTTCCCAGGTGAAGGTACTGTTCTATTCGGTGACAAGACATTGTTGGCTAAGCCATCTGCGTTTGATCGTATTAACGTTCGTCGCTTGTTCATCGTTATGGAAAAAGCTATCGCTACTGCTGCTAAATATCAATTGTTCGAATTCAATGATCCGTTCACACGTGCTCAGTTTAAGAACTTGATCGAGCCATTCCTGCGTGACATTCAAGGTCGTCGTGGTATCACAGAGTTCGCTGTTAAGTGCGATGAGTCTAACAACACTGGTCAAGTAATTGACTCTAACAACTTTGTTGCAGACATCTTCGTTAAGCCAAACCGTTCTATCAACTTTATTACTCTAAACTTCGTGGCTGCTCGTTCTAGCATTAGCTTCACCGAATTAGGTGCGTAATTAGAGAATAAATAAGAAAGAATAAGGAGAATTTAAATGGCAAATATTGCTGATTTTAAGTCACAGATGATTGGCGGGGGCGCTCGCCCCAACCAATTCCGTGCCGAACTAACATTCCCATCCTTTGTTACATTGGGTGCGGTAGCTGGACAACGTGCGCAGTTCTTGTGTAAGGCTGCTCAACTACCAGCGTCAACTATCGAGACTATTCCAGTCTTGTTTAAGGGACGCCCTGTTAACTTTGCTGGTGAACGCACATTCCAACCATGGACTGTAACAATTTACAACGATACTACTTTTGGTATCCGTAATGCTTTGGAACAATGGCAATCTGGTATCCAGAATTATGACACTACCAATGGTAAGGTCAATCCTTCTGACTATCAAGTTGACTTGTCTATCCATCAATTAGATCGTTCTGGATCAATCATCAAGACTTATAAGTTCGTTGATGCTTTCCCAACAACTATTGGTGCTATCGGTTTAGACTATGAACAACAGAACGCAATTGAACAGTTTGATGTGGAATTCACATACAACTTCTTCACTTCTGGTACTGGTGCTTCTTCTGGATTCGGCGTTAATGTTAGCATCGATACTCCAGTGGGTTCTATCCCTTTATAATAATCTGAAAGTTATATAATGCAATTATTTGGTTTTGAGATAAGCCGTAAAAAAGAGTTGCCTATCGGGAGCGTTGTCTCCCCGACGGCACAAGACGGTGCCACCGTAGTAAACACTGGTGTAAATGCTGGTGGGTACTACGGTATGGTCATGGATTTGGATGGGGTCATTAAGAATGAGAATGACCTTCTCCGTCGTTACCGTGAGGTTGCCCAGTATAGTGATTGCGACTCAGCTATCGAAGATATTGTCAACGAAGCAATCATTGTAGATGAAAAAGGTAAATCTGTAAACATCAACTTAGATGACGTGCAGATTTCCGAAGCCATCAAGAAAAAGATGCGTGATGAGTTCAATACAGTAGTAAAACTTATCAAGCTAGATGACCGTGGTCACGATATTTTCCGTACGTGGTATGTCGATGGCCGCTTATATTACCAGATCCTTTTGGATGAAAAGAATCCTAAGAATGGTATTGCAGAACTACGTTATATTGATCCACGCAAGATTCGTCGTATCAAGAACGTAATTAAAGAAAGAACACCAAAGGGTGTTGAAGTTATTAAACAGATCGAAGAATACTATCTGTTCAATGACAAGGGGATTACAGAACAAACAACACAGGGAGTTAAACTCTCACTCGACTCAGTTGTTTACATTCCATCTGGTTTCTTAGATGCTAATACTAGCATGATGCTTTCGTACTTACATAAAGCCATCAAACCAGTAAACCAACTAAAGATGATCGAAGATTCGATGGTCATCTATCGCATTAGCCGTGCCCCTGAACGTAGAATTTTCTATGTTGACGTTGGTAACTTACCTAAGGTTAAAGCCGAACAGTATGTAACTGACATTATGAACAAGTTCCGTAACAAGATTGTTTATGATGCCACTACTGGTGAAGTTCGTGATGACCGTAAGCACATGTCAATGATGGAAGATTTCTGGATGCCACGCCGTGAAGGTGGTAAAGGTACAGAAATTACTACACTTCCAGGTGGTCAGAATCTTGGTGACATCCAAGATATCGAATACTTCCAAAACAAATTGTTCCATGCATTGAACGTACCTGTTGGTCGTATGCAAGAGCAACAAGGGTTCTCAATTGGTCGTGCCACTGAAATCTCTCGTGACGAGATTAAATTCCATAAGTTCGTTGCACGTCTACGTAAACGTTTTGCTAATTTCTTCACTGATGCATTGGGTGTTCAGCTTATTGCTAAGAACATCATGCGTGCTGATGAATGGGATGATTTAAAGCAAGATATCCGTTATGACTTCGTTGAAGATAACCACTATGCTGAGTTAAAAGATAACGAAATCATGATGGCACGTTTGGGTGCTCTGCAGCAAATTGAACCATACATCGGTAAGTTCTACTCTATGCAGTGGATCAAAAAGAATGTTCTATTTCAAGATGAAGATCTCATCGAAGATATGCAGAAAGAAATGGACTCTGAAGAAGACTACCACATGGCCAACGCTCAGTTTGATGGCACATTGGCTGCAGTTGGACAAGCTGCTTCTGACAACTACATGGCTTATAATGCTCCACAGATGGACGATAACCAACCACCTGAACCAGAAGATAAATCAAAAGGAAAAGTGAAATGAGTGAAACAGTTAAACAATTAGTAGCATCAATGATTCAGAAAGATGCCAGCAGCACAGAAACTGCATTCCAAAATGCAATGGCAGAAAAGATTTCATCTAAGTTAGATGATATGCGTGTTGCAGTGGCTCAAAATATGTTTGTGTCAATCCCAACTCCAGTAGAAGACCTAATGTCTACTGCTGAGGAATAATAATAAAATGAATTACAACGAGTTTACTAATAAGTTACATAGCGGAGAACATATTCGCTCTTACGGTCATCTAATCGAAATGGAAGATGGTGTAGTAACAGTCAATGGTGAACTCACAAAGTTTAAGTCTTTGGAAGAAGCAAAGCAAAATATTAAACAAGAATACATTGCGCATAAGATCGAAGAACAAGTCTCAAAAGAACTATACGAAGAAATATCAGACGCTAAAGTCGCTAGTATCATTAAAGAATACCACGATGTTAAAGTCACCGATACGTTAATCGAAACATATATCCAACTTGCTTCTTCCAATATGTTCAGTGTTGACCCAGTTGTTCAAGACATTCGTGCTCTGAATAAACTTGATAGAATTGTTGAAGGTAAACTGCATTATGTGCTTGCTGATGAAAGCATCGTAGCAATTAGTGAGCAAACGCAAGAACGCCTAAATAACTTATTAGGTAATCAAACAGAGATTATTGAGCACATGAGAGAGTCCAAAGAGAACTTTCTAGCTGTGCTTGAACAAATAGAGGAATAAAGATGGCTGCTGTTAGAACAACAATAATCAGAAATACAAACCAAGAAACCGTTATCAAGTATGAAGGTGGTGCAAGCGATACTGCAGCTACTATCGACATTTCAACATTAGCTGCTAGTTCTCAAGTAAGAAATAGCGACGCACCTACAGTTAACATCGTTAAGTTTATGTGTGCTGGATTGTTATCTGCAGGCGTGACGGTGTTAAGAAATGGCGTTTATGTGATAGCTGCTGCACCTGAAAACGCTCCAATTTTAGATCTAACTCAAAACGGTATTAGCGATACTGTACAGAATACGCAAAATATTGTAATCACATGTACTGGCGCTGTGTCAACAGGTTATATCGTTTTACGTAAAATTGCTGGTTGGTCTACTAAAGTTGAGACTGCTACTTACGGTGCATACGATAACGAAACTGTTGTAGGAAGCTAAGAATGAAACTCATCAGAGAAACAGTCGAAGAGACTAAACTTATCGTTGAAGAGAAACTAGGTAAAGGTAAGCAATACTTTATCGAAGGTATCTTTCTCCAGTCACAATTAAAAAACCGTAACGGTCGCATGTATCCAGAACATACAATGGATCGTGAAGTTGGTCGTTACCTTAAAGAATCAGTTCAAGCCAACCGTGCTTACGGTGAACTTGGACATCCAGATACTCCATCTATTAATTTGGATCGTGTATCTCACCTGATCGTTGATCTTCGTAAAGAAGGCACTAACTGGATCGGTAAAGCAAAGATTTTAGAAACTCCAATGGGTCAAATTGCTAGAGGTCTTCTAGATGGTGGCGCAAACCTTGGTGTTTCTTCAAGAGCCATGGGTTCTCTCAAGATGAGTAATGAGGGAATCAATATTGTTCAGGATGACTTTATGTTGTCTACTGCTGCTGATATTGTAGCAGACCCATCTGCACCAGATGCGTTTGTTCGTGGTATCATGGAGAACAAAGAGTGGGTTTTTGTTGATGGAAAGTTTGTGGAACAACAAATTGAAGAGGTAAGATCTTTCGTTAAGAAAACTTCTTCTAGAAATCTAGAGGAAGCGAAGATTCGAGCTTTCCAACACTTTCTGAGTAAAATC